GACTTCCAGCTCTATAGACTGTAATACCTTTACAACCCAATCTCCAAGCAGAAAGATAGGCTGACTCAACGTCAGCAATAGATGCTTCATTTGGAAAGTTGATTGTCTTTGAGATACCCGAGTCACAATCTTCCTGAAATACTGCTTGCATTCCAACGTGGTCTTCAGCAGATATTTCTGGAGCTGTAACATATATGTCTTTAGCCCATGGTGGTACATCTTCTCTTGATTCTAAAGAACCTCCCTGAGATAGATGCTCCATCAAATCTTCTGAATAGAAGTTATGTTTTTTAGCATCTGCCTCAAAATATTTATTTACGTAATAGAGAGTCTGACCTTCTAAAATATTTGCTTTTTTCCAAGCTAACGCAAATGTTGGCTCAATACCACTTGATGTATCGGCTAACATCGAAATAGTTCCTGTTGGAGCAACTGTTAATCTACAAGCATTCCTGTATTTTTCATCTTCTCCATAGTCACTTTTATC